GGATTCACATTATAGTGACATTGCAATGGAAACTTTATTACAAGAAGTAAAACCTGTAATGGAAAAACACACTGGTATTAAATTAAGTCCTACATATTCATATGCAAGAATATACAAAGAAGGAGACATTTTAGCTCGTCACAAAGATAGATACTCTTGTGAAATATCTACTACATTAAATTTAGGTGGTGATCCATGGCCAATATATTTAGACCCTACAGGTAAAAAAGGACAAGCTGGTGTTAAGGTAGATCTTAAACCAGGTGATATGTTAATCTATTCTGGTTGTGATCTTGAACATTGGAGAGAAGAATTTAAAGGTAAAGATTGTGGTCAAGTATTTTTACATTATAATAAAGCTAATTCTAAAACTGCTAAAGAAAATTATTTAGATAAAAGACCTTTACTAGGCTTACCTGCTTGGTTTAAAGGCGTTAAATTATCTAAAAAGTGAAAACATATAAAAACGTTTTAAATAAAAAACAAAAAGATTTTTTAAATAATATTTTTAAAAATCAAGAACATCCTTTTTATTTATTTAACCGACCAGATAATACATCTTATTTTATTCATAACGCAATACGACGACAAAACCCAGACTTAGATAACAGTACTTTAGCACCAGTTTTACGATTATTGTTATCTCAAATAGCACCTAAACTTAATATAAAATATACTAAAATATTTAGATGTGCCATTAATGTAAGTTTTTATAATGGTGGTTTAAATAGATGTGAAACACACGACGATCATTTTTTTAATTATAGACAGGTTTTAATATATTTAAATGATGCAGATGGAGATACTGTTTTGTTAAATAAAAAAGGAACTAAAGAATTAAAACGAATTAGTCCAGAAGCGTATAAAATTTTAATTACAGATAAAAGATTACATTATCATTTTTTTCCTACAAAAGGGATTAGAAAAGTCTTAATCTATACTATCGATTGACAAAACTTTACAAATAATCTATACATTAGGCTTGCAGAGGGATGATCCACCACTGATTCCCTCTGCTTTAAATCATATTGATATATCCCTTAATCTAGTATATTTTATAACTTGGAGTATATGTATATATGTTAACAAAAATCACATTAAAACCTGGATTAGATAAACAATCCTCAGACACTGGAGCCGAAGGCAGATGGGTTAATGGTGACTATATGAGATTTAGATATAGTTATCCTGAAAAAATTGGAGGTTGGCAGCAACTTACTTCAAGTAATTTAATAGGTGCTGGTAGAGATCAACACGCATGGGTAGATAATACTGGTAATAAATATGTAGCTATTGGAACAAATAAAATTTTATATGTTTATTTTGAAGGCGCTGTTTACGATATTACTCCTATAGATACTACAAAATCTCAAACTACTGTTGCTATTGGCAGTACTAACGGATCAGCTTTTTTAACATTAACTTTTCCTACAGCCCATAATTTAGAAGTAGGAGATATTATGGAGTTTAGAGATAGTTCTACAGTTATGACTGGAGTCAGTACTAGTTTTACTACAAGTGATTTTGATGGAAAATTATTTGAAGTATTAACTACTCCATCAACTACAACTTTGACTGTTGAGATGACTACTCTAACAGGAAATATTGAAACAGGAACTGGTGGCGCAATTGCCACAACAACAGTAGATCCTTATTATCAAATAGGACCAGTTACTCAAGGGTATGGTTATGGCTGGGGAACTAATACTTTTGGTGGTAGAGTTATTCCACCTACATTAACTACATTAAATGGTGCCTTAGCAGATGATACACAAGGTAATAATGGTTCAGCTACAGAAATTACTTTAACATCAACTACTGGATTTACAGTTCCATCTTCATCTACAGAAGTTATTCAAGTAGATAATGAATTAATTGGATATACAGGTATTACAGGAAATAAAGTAACAGGAATTACCAGAGCTTATAACGGAAGCACAAGGTCTTCTCATAGTAATGGTGCAACGGTTTATGATGCAAGTAGCTATGTAGGATGGGGAAGTGCAAGTTCTTCAGCTCAAGTTGTTATTGAGCCAGGTCAATGGCGTTTATTAAATTATGGAGAAAATTTATTAGCTTTAGTACATAATAAAAAAGTATTTGAATGGGATCCTTTAAGTGGTGCAGGATTAACAAATCGAGCAACTGTTTTAGCTAATGCACCTACAGCATCAAGAGATATGGCAGTTTCTACTCCTGATAGACATTTAGTTTTTATAGGAACAGAAACAACGATAGGTTCTCCAGGAACTCAAGATGATATGTTTGTAAGATTTTCAGATCAAGAAAGTATTAATGCTACAGATTCTTACACACCTAGTGCAACTAACACAGCGGGATCTCAAAGATTACCTGATGGATCTAAATTGATGGCAGTTATTGCTGGTAAAACAGCTTTATATGTATGGTCTGATACAGCAATGTATACTATGAAATTTGTAGGGCAACCATTTACTTTTGGCTTTGAACAAGTTGGAACTAACTGTGGAATATCTAGTCAACATGCACCAGTAGAAATTGATGGTGTTGCTTATTGGATGGGACCAAATGGTTTCTTTAAATATACAGGAGGTAGAGTTTACAGTATGCCTTGTCTTGTAGAAGACTATGTATTTGAAGATATTAATGTTAATGCTAATCAACAAATTCACGGAGCAGTAAATAATTTATTTGGTGAAGTAACTTGGTTTTATTGTAGTCAAGGATCAGATGAAGTAAATCGATCAGTTAGTTACAATTATATAGAGTCTAGTGACGCAGATCCTATATGGACTACTAGTTCACTTGCTAGAACTACTTGGACTCCAGAAGGAGTTTATGGAAAACCTTATGCTACACAATATGTAACGGGAGTTACACCAACTGAACCTGTTGTAAATGGAGTTACTAATGGTGCTAGTTATTTTTGGCAACATGAAATTGGAACTGATGAAGTTTTTTCTAATGGCACTACAAACGCTATTGCAGCTAATATTGAATCTGGAGATTATGATATTAGTAAAGATCAAGGCCTTCCCGGAGAAGGAGAATACATGATGCGTATTAGTAGATTTATTCCAGACTTTGGTGCTCAAACAGGTAATGCACAAGTAACATTAAGTACAAAAGCTTTTCCCAACAGTAGTGCAGTAAATAATAATTTTACAGCAACTACAAGTACAACTCAACTTAACACTAGAATCCGAGCTCGTCAGATTGCATTTAAAGTAGCAAATACTGGCACGGGAGAAAACTGGCGACTAGGAACTTTTAGACTAGACATACACGCAGGAGGTAGAAGATAATGGCTAAAATATCAGAAGTAATATCTACAATAGAGGGACCAGAGTTTGATCAACAAAATGTTCAAAACTTAGCTAATAATGTAATATCTATTGTACAAAAAATGAATACTACATATCAACAACAATTAAAGGATGAACAAGAAGCCTTTACATTGTTTATAAGTTAAGTTAAAATTATAAAAAGACTATAATGGCTAATGCATATAAACTTCATATTACTACTTTGGCTGCTGCTACTACAGCTGACTGTTATACAGTACCAACTGCTACTGTAGGTATTATTAAATCTATTTCTGTTTATAATGCTAATGTAGGAACAGCGGCTTTGACTTTATCTATCCATGATAGTGGATCAAGCACAGCGTTTATTTATGATAAACACTCGTTAGCAACCACTATTAAACATGAGTTTTTAAAGGGAGATGATTCAACTGTATTAGTACTAGAAGAAGGAGATAAGATTCAAATGCTTTCTGATGTAGTAAGCCCAATAGTTACAATAAGTGTATTACAACAAGATAGGACTTAGATGAAAACCGTTAAAGTAGATGGCAAAGATGTGCCATTAATTGAACCAACAGAAATTATTACAACATATAAAAATGCTAAAACAGGGGAGATTTACAAAGATGAAGCAGCTTATAAGGCAGCTAATCTAAGTAAAGACGAAGGCCAGATTGATGTTAAGGTTATCATGCCACCTCTTGATTTATTGGGTGAAAAGGGATAATAGTATAAGTTCAGGTGAAATCCCTGCGTTTTTAATATATAACAATTTCAAAGGAATATAGATTCATGAGTATTTTAGATTACGTCGATACAGCTTTAGAATATGCAGATAAATACAAAGACCTTATTAAAATAGGGGGTGCTGCAGGTAAAGCGTATTTAGACTATAAAAATCAAAAAGAACTAAATGAACTAACAGAAGACGCTTATAAAAGATATATGCAAGAACAACAAGCAGCTGGTCAAGAAGCACAAGCTGCTGTTGATATAAATTTAACTCCAATGGAAATTACAGGAATTCCTGAATCTAAAGCAGATGTAACTTCTTTTCAAAAAGTTGCACGAGGTGGGATTATAGGTTTAAAAAATGGTGGCGATCCTAATGCAGGTATTACAGCTCTTAGAAAAAAAGCACCAGGTGTTGTAAAAAGAATGGGATTTGAATCTGGAAGTAATGAAGATGGTGTAGCTATACAAGAAGCAGAAGCTGACACAGTTACATTTGGAACTTACGGTGGCAATATATCTTTTCCAAGAAAAGAAAATGAGTCAGAAGAAATGGCTATCTTAAATGGTTTGTTTAATGATGTTGAAGATAAAATAGATGAAGAAACAAAAATGCAATATTACAAACTTTTAATACCACAAGTTTATAAAAATGGTGAGATATCAAAAAAAGAATATGATGCTATGATAGAAGAAATTATAGTTAACAAAGCTAAAGGTGGAATAGCAAATTTAAGAAACGGTGGTCGACCTGGTTACATGATGGGTGAAGGTCCTGTAATGGATGAAACTGTAAAATTAATGGTTGGAGTAAAAGAAGATGATAATACTGATGGCACTGTTAAAATTGAAGATGCTGTATCTGAAACAGAAAATATAAAAATGGCTGGTAAGTATCCATATGATGTAAGTAAAATGAGTTATAATACTTTAAAAAAACATTTTAACTCTGCAGAACTTCCTGGTTTAAGTGGGTCTGATTATAGTGATGAAGAATTACGACTACTTCTTATTGATTTAGATGGTGCTATGTATTTTGATTCTAGAGAAATGGCTAAAGGTGGAATAGCAAATTTAAAAAATGGTGGTTTTCCTGATTTAAACAAAGATGGTAAAGTTACTAAAGCAGATGTATTAAAAGGAAGAGGAGTATTTAACATGGGTGGTGGCGTCATGGATCTTGGTGGTATGGAAAAAGATTATAGATTTAACGGTGGCTTTGTTCCAATTGGAGAGTATGAAAAAAAAGATGATGTACCAGCTAGATTATCTAAAAACGAATTTGTATTTACAGCCGATGCAGTAAGAGCTGCAGGCGGAGGAAGTATTAACAAAGGTGCAAAAAGAATGTATGACACAATGAAAACATTAGAAGCACAACCAACAGCTAAAAGGATGACAGCGTAATGGCAACACAATACGAAACAGCTGGTTTATTACCTTCAGGTGTATTACAACCTTACGGACAAAATATTCTTAAGTATGGTATCGGGCAACTAGGAACTCTT